GTTTTCCAACTTCTTCTTTCCATTTCTGGACTTCTCCCCGTGAAGGCAAGCCCGTTATGCCGGAAGACCGGAGCGCGAACACAGATTCCGCTAGCCTCTGGTCATTTGCCACGGCGTCGGCCCCCGGAACTGTCGCCTCGCCCGTTTCGGGATTTATACCCGCCCTAGCAGAATCAAAGATGCCAGCCCGCGCCTGTTGAGTGTTCCAAGATTTGTAAGTATCTTCGGCAGCAAGAGATTTTCTAGCCTCGTCCGGAGCCTTTCCACCTTCGGTTATGAATACTCCATTAGGGTTAAACCCTACCGGCTGTGGACGCCCGATTACGGATTCACGTCTAAGTTGTGCGGACAGCGGGGCATTTGCATCTAACGGCGGGGGAGCGCCCGCCGGGGAAACTACATCCTCCGATTGTGACTCCGGATTTTCTTTTCTAGCTGCGCCAGGGACCGAAAATACGGGAGCACCGGTCGCTTCAGCCCCGTGTTGAGTTAAAAAGGTATGCAGCTTTTGAGACGTATCCTGCATTACGCTTTGACCGTTCTTTACGGAGTCCAATGTAATCGGCTGACCCATACGATTTAACATGAGGGTCCCCGGCTGTCCGTTATCCATGACTTTTTGACCCGGCTTGGACATGTCGGGAGTGGACCACATGTAGTGATACATGGTCTTGTCCATCAAATTCCCCGCGTAACCCATCGCGTCATAGTCAGGGGTTCCGTCGGACTTTGTAATCGTCCCCGGCGCGCCGAACATCATGGCATATTTCTTATACGCTGTGTATCCTCCGGCGCTAGTCTCATCTGCTATTGCTGCTTTAGTTTTGACCGTATTCAACTCTGCCAAGGGAGAAACGGTAGGCTGCTGCGCAACTGCTGACTGGGCAGCGAGTTGGTTTTGCGCCGTCTCAGCATCATAGGCAGTTTGTCGCGCTTGGATTGCCCCCGGAGAAACATATTCGCCAAGAGATTCGAGCAAAGCTTTGTTTTTCGCTTGGCCTAAGTCTCCCACACGATTGACTATGTCGTCTTGACTGATAAACCCAGAGTGGAACGCATCGATGAGGTTTTTGACGGCGTTGCTGCTTTGGATTTCGGTATTGGCGGGAGTGACCAGTGGTTCTGGGGAAACTCCTGCACTAACTACTGGCAAATCGGCCTGTCCTGCACCTGGCATATGGTTACCTCAAAAGTCGTGACGTTGGTTGAGTGACATTATATACCGCCTGTGATTGCTGCTTCTGGAGAGGAGTCATTCCTTTGTAAAGAGAATTTTGCCCGGCACTGAACCCCGAATTATATTCCCCCGTTTGTCTAGGATTTCCTTCTCTATCAAATGCAGGTGCCTGCATCGGCTTGGCTACGGGAGCGGCAGCAGCCACTGCGGGAGGCGGAGTAGCACCAAGCATACGTCCATACAGCGCCGCAGCCGCCGGTGACATTTCTCCGCCGACAGAATTTTTAACAAGAGATTGGATAATGTCCTGAGAGCCGGACGCGGGAGAGATTGCCGGAGTGCCCGTGTTCGGAAGTTTACTCCAGTCCGGCGCAATCGGACCTCCGGTTCCAGGAAACAAAGATTGAGTTGTCGAAGCCTGCGCGCCAGGAGCCGGACCGCCAAACTTTTGAAAGTTTTGAAGATATGATTGCAAAGAACTTCCAGACCATCCGTGCTGTGACGCGAGCGGAGGTTTGGGAAGCTTCACGGTTGCTGTGTTCCAATCAGGGTTTGCCGCCGGTAAAGTAAACCGGACCGGAATCGGGTTCATCTGGACGGGAGTATTAGGTCTCCGGGGTGCGTTTCCTCCCCCACCAAATACCGCTGACCCAATCGGGTCTATGAAATCGAACAAACCCACTTAAAAGTCTCCCTCTGAGGACGTATAATCCCCCGCTGACGAGGCCGCGTCAAAATTAGCTGAACCCAAATCAGACGCCGCTGCGGCGTCATATCCTTGGTAGCCCTGAATCTGAGAACTAAATTTATTTTGTAGCTGAGAATAAGCCCCCGGAGCCGCGCGAGTAGCTCCGCCAAGAGCGTTGCCCCAAATTTGCGCCTGTGCTTGTGCCCCTTGGGCTGCTGCGCCTGCCGCGCTTTGAGTTAGCGCATTGGTTGCGCCAACGCGAGCCATCCAAATATTTGCAATGTCCGTTCCAGACAAACCAGCTTGAGGGACCGCCGCCTGAGTTGCACCAAAAGTGGAACCGGTCGCCGCTAATTTTGCCGTCTGCTGCGCCATGAGATTCGGAAAAAGATTACCGAGAACCTGAGAGCGGGCCGTGTCCAACTGCTGTGCGCTAGTTGCGAGTCCTGCGGCTTGTGCCTGACGTTGCGCTTGCAATTGGATTCCTTCTTGTCCAAAAAGTGTCCGAAGCATTGTCCCGCCGACTCCTTGAGCCGTCGCTTTGCCCGTAACCATCCCTGAGCGTTCCAGTCCATGCTGCACAATCTGTGCTTCCAAGTCCGGAGGAAGGGTAGCGCCAGCTTTCAAATCTGTGAGAGCCGCGTCCACGAGTTTATTCTTCGCGTCGTTGAGACCCGGAGTAGGAGTCAAGGCAGTGCTAGCTGCTGCCGCCGCGACTCGGTCCGACGGTGAAGCCGAAGAAAGAATCTGGTCCAGTTGCGATTTGAGCCCGGTCTCTGCCGCGTATCGCGTCTGGAGAAGCGCGGGGTCAATCTGACCTTGCAGAGCTAATTGCTGTTGAGCCCGTTGAACATCCGCCGTAGTCGCCTGAGACCCGATAACATTCGGGTCAAGAGACTCGTAAACAAGTTTTTGCTGCTTTTGCAACGCGTCAAGCTGCATCTTAGTAACATGCTCCGACGCACCGGCCTGAATAGCCGAGCCCGCAATCTGTCCGACGAATCCTAAGATGTTTCCCATGTCGCTTAAAAAGTCTTTGAGTAACTCTCCGAGTGAAGAATATAGCCACGAGCGGCGTAAATCTTCCGAAGAATCTCCGGTTGAGTGTGGGCACTCAGGCCCATGTAAACGTGCTTACACCCTTGCTGCTTGCAAAAAATTTCCCAAGTATCAAGAAGCGCGATGCCCACTCCCGACTTCCTATATTGGTCCGCAACCACCCAAAGCAATTCGTAACTATTGACTTGGTTCTCGACATAAATCGAGGGCCGTAATTCGCCGCAAATGTAACCAATGACCGCGCCGTCTGGACGATAGGCCGCGAAAAAACTGAACCGGGGATTGCACATGGCTTGTTCAGCAAGGCGCTTAGAAATGTTACCCGGAGTTGGGTGTTCATCGGTGTCAATGTTCTTTACCGTAACCTGCGGGCCGACAACAGCGGCGGCGGCATAGACTTCGTCCTGCCTCACCACGGGTTTAATTGTGAAATTGATGGCCATTCTCTTAAAAGTTACCTATTTGTGGCACCTTTCACAGTTTGTATAAAATCCAAAATGCCAACTGAGGCGGAGTCGTAACAGAACTTGGCGCTGTAGCCAGCGTAGTGGTTTCACCCGAAGTCGCCAGAGAAGTCTGAGGATTCACACCCGGAGACGTGGGAAAATTGCTGGCCGGATTAGCGCCGGGGTCGGTCGTCGCGCCGACGAGCACTCGCCCGCGCCACGTCTGGTTTGAATCGCCGAGAAATGCCCACCCAGGGTTTTGGGTTAGTGCGTCGCCGAGCAATTCAGTTACAACGTGCTTAACGTCACCTTTTACGCCGGCGACAGTTCTCCACTGAGCACGTTCCCACCAGATGAGAACACTCTGGTCAGTGTCGTAATACTGCTGCAAATTATCCGGAGATGTCGGTCGTTGAGCCGTCGTCCCAGAGCGAACGATTGGACTTATGCCCTCCCAGGCAAGAGTAACCGAATTCCATTGAAACCACCCGATTGCTGCGCCGTGGGTTGGGTCAACATCGGTTGCATCCTTCTCTGTCTTCAACCAGACTTCCGGGGTATGCGAAGCGGGCTGAGAATTCCCAATCCAAAACGGAATAGTGAACGAGTCAGATATGTCCTGCGGGACGTATCGCTTTGTTGCTTCATCCCAAACATACCACTTGGTTCCGCCTTTGAGCCACGGGCCGACATTCGAGGTTGGTTCTACGTCCCCAATAAAGATAAAATTAGAACCGCCCGGCGAAAGGATTTTAAAGCGTCGGACCATTTCAGCAGCGAGGTCGTTGGGACCGCCCCGGAAAGTAACCGGCAACGGGGACATTTGAATAAGGAGGTTTGTAGCTTGCAGACTCATAAATCAATAAGGAGTTCGTCTTCGGAAGAAGTTACCACTTCTCCGGAACTTGACGTGATGACCATAGCCTCGCAAATCGGCGGCGAAACGTATTCGATGCGCGGCTTGCGAAGAAATAAATTGTCGAGAACAACATTCATTATCCAGTGTGTTCGAGACCTAGGCCCACCGAAATAATCGGGGGCAGCATTGCTTGCAAATCTTTGTCTGCCCTTTTAGTGGCGACAATGTTCGCGACGCGGTCCGCAGCGGCCTGAGATAGAATGCTGGAAGCAAAGCCAATTCCTACCGCACTAAAAGGTCCTTTGGTGAGCACCACTGTTTTGCTAGCTGTAAAAAAAGATTCTGGCGCATCCGACAAAGCATCGACAACTGACTTGAAGTTGTTGGATTTGGTCGCGAGCCCGTCATATCGGACGGCGTTGAAACAGGTTTCTCCACAGAACGCTTTCGGATTTCCTGATGGGTTTTCCGGTTCAGGCAACGAGAACGCGCGAATTTCTCGGAGAGTGCAAGGCCCGTGTCCGAGGACAAGAAGCTGAAATGCGCGGTCAATGTTCGCGATTTTCTCGCGTTCAACTCCGGTCGCCCCATCGTTCGTAAGAATAGATTGTTGGTCTGCATCAACAGTTGCGAGGGTTCGAGATTGCGGCTTAAACGAAAAGATTTCAGAATCCATCGTAATCTCCGTTTCGGCGTCCATCGAACCCCGGAGCGCGCGAACTAATGTATTAGCAATCGGTTTGAATGCGCCAGACGTTCCGCCGGCGTAAAATACCCCGAAGTCAAGGTCTTCTTCGACTCCCGCGACAGTGAAGTCGGCCCACTGGAAGCGGACTTTGAACCCCGGCGGTTTTCCGACTTGAGAAGTGGTGCCAAAATAACCGCGAGTAAACAAGGCCCAAGTAATCGGACACCCATTGTCCAGCCGATTAGGATTAAAGGCTTCCCAAAGCCGATTTTTTCCATCATAGTCAACAGAGACATGAAAAATTCTTTCTTTTCCGGCAAAAACTCCGGAGACCCACTCCACCGGACGTGTTCCTAACCAATATCCGGACCACGAGGGTCCCGACTCGTCGCTAAGAGTAGAAAGAGACGCGTGATTCAGAACCCAAGTGTGCCGATTAAAGGTATCTTCTGCCGGGACACTCATAAGTAGGTATTGTCCGAAAGAACCCGCCGCAACTTGACTTAAATCGTCCGAAATAACCACTTTGCTTACCAACATTTCATTGTCTCGAACGGGCAACCGACTTGTAAGCTTGCCAGAAGTTGCGGGGTCATATATTGACACTCCCGAGGGGGAAAACCAGACCACATGGCCATAGTGTGAGAGCGCCGAACGATTCGACAGACACCCGACTTGCACAATTTCCTCTTGAAAATTCGGAGTCGAGGGCCAAGCATTTCGGTCTCGTATGTTCGCTTGCAAAATTGAGCCGTTGATACTGGTAAAAACCATCAACTGCGGCGATTCAATACTCGGAGTCGGAACGAGGGCCGTAACTTCAGCAGCGAAAAAGAAACTGGAAACTCCCCCGAGATAAATTTCCTCTCGAAAACTGAACGGATTTGCAATGTCGCTAGCAAAAACCTGATTGTCGGTTGAAACCCAGAGCCGGTCACCAACCCAAGCCATTGGTCCGCCCGCCGGGGTCTCGAAAAGATTGCCTTTTATATGCCCGGAATTCTGTCCATCATACCAGCCCGGCGCGGTTAACCCTCCGTCCTGAATAAACAGAACACTTTTTGGTGCGATGACTGAAACCGAAGACGCGAAATCAGTAGTATCGCGAGTCGCGGCCTGGGTCGTGAGTGCCCAGAAGATTTGCTTTGCGGTCGGAGAAAATTGAAGCCCCTGAATCTGGTGAAAGTCAGTGTATGGATAGCTGGCTGCGTAAACTTTTCCGGCGACAGCAACCAAAATCTGTTCTTCGCCAAGAATAGGGTGAAATCGCGCGACGCCTTGAAGGACTCCATCAGGAAAAGTCGTGAGACAATGGTAACCGGGGCGACAAGACCACAGACCGCCGAGGTTCAACATATTTATGGCCATCCAACTTGAACCGAGAGCGACTTGCGACGGAGAAACATCAGACTCGCACCCGAGCAAAAAAGTCGAGTCGATGTCGATAGTTGAGTTTGGAGGGGTCGTCGGCTGCATTACCGGATGTCGTAATCATACTTGTCGCGCAGGTTACTCATATCGATAACTTGCATGGGCATGAACACCGGAGGTTCGGCCTTCTGCTGAGATTCCAATTCGAGCCTGAGCGCGTCAGCTTCATAGCTATGCGCCTCTGCGATTCGAGTGACATCCTTTAAACACCGTCGGGCCTGCAAGGCGAGAAGCAAAGCGAGCGGAGAACGAAGAGGAATATGGTCCCAACGAGATTTGACTTTGGGATTGATTCGTATAAAAGCGATGCGAGCCCAATTACACGAACGGTTCAGTTGAATCCGACGATATTGAGGAAGTGTCTCGTCCGGTTCCATCACCGTAAGCAACGTCCCAGTCGCACCAGAACTGTCGGTAGTAGCCAGAGAAATTTCTGCAACCGTGGGTTCCTTGAAAACGCCTGTGATGCGAGATATTGTAGGCGCGTCAGTGTCCGGAATAGCCAAACCATACATCGTAGGAACACGATAGCCGTCGAGCCAACATCCGTTTTCTTGGCGACGAAGAACGTGCCCTTCGGCATCATAGCCATAGATTATCACCTTTTTTCCATTGTCTTCGACGCTTTGCAAGTGCGCGACAATTTTAGACGGATGGATAAGTTCCCGATACGTGGGATGCCCGCCGCCTTGGTCCTGCCACTTCCACTCACACACAGTCCGACAAGAGCCTGGGCCATTCAAATGAAATTCAAAAAGCTGGTGATAGCCGAGCACTGGTTGACCGCCGATGTTCACGCCGATAACAGTGTCAACTTCGCGCGGTAGAGAGATACATCGGCGTCCGCATCCGGCGGGATTATTGCATGTGCTAGTCTCACTGCACGAACAGCCTGCCGAGCAAATGTCAAGATAGCCTTTCCAGCCTTCCAAGTCAGCTTTGTTCGCAATCATCGCAATCGAATCCGAGAGCCAACGAAAAACCTTTCGGTTATCACTCTCGCCGATAATCTGAACCGCATCGTCCCAAATCTCATCGACGGTAAACACTTTAGTATTCGCCTTTCTCGTCGTCATTGTCCGAATGTTCGGCCATGAGTTTATCAAGGGCATCAGCCGCTTCGCTTCCACTCTTGGCGGGAGCGACGGCCTCTTCACTTTTCAACTTTTCGATGGACAAAATTTCGAGGTCGCAATCGTAATGATGCTTGCCCGTTTCTCGGTCAACCTCGCTGGTCTCACGCTTCAAGTGATACTTAACTGTCATGGTTCCGTCCTGCGGCAAGTCCAAATCTTTCGGACCGCTGTAATGCAGAATCGGATACCGGACTGCGTCCGCCGTGGGAATACTCAGGCCGTGGCCCTCATTTTCAAGATTTATTGGTAGGTCTTCCATAGCTAATTAACAGTTACACGTTATATGGTGAGGCGTTCCCACATTTTTAGAGAGGCAAGATATAGACCCACGTCTCCAGAAACACCCCCGTTTCCCGTCAATGATAAATACAAAGTCGCATTTACGGCGGGAAGATTCGTGCTGGAAGACGCGACCAAAACATTATCAATATACGCATCGACTTTGTTTGGAAGTTCTGCCCTAAATTCAATCCAGGTCTGCCGATTTTGCCACGGAACCCCGGTATCGATATTGGTTACGTGGGTGTTATCTGTGGCCGTCTTAAAAATCCAATTTCCACCAAATAAATACATGGCGATTCCGACTTGAAGTGTTGCTACATTAAGCTGGTTATTGTAGAGGTCGAGACCGCCTCCCGCCGAAGATGAATATCCCAACAATCCCACCCACCATCGCCAATCCTTGGAAACTATCGGGATACGAAACAGTCCTCCAACCCTCTTGCACTGTTCCGCAACCCGGGGAATAGAACCCGCTGGACCAACAACTGTGGGTCCCGAACTTTTTATGGACCCGCTTATGCTTGGAAGCTGAGTAGAATCAGCAGCTAAATCGGGGGCCGCGAGTGTATGTTCATCTCCGTAAAATCCAAAATTTTCTCCCCAGGTTCTTACGGGAGAAGAAAAAGGTCCGCCTTCAAAGTTCACTTCTCGATAAAGAAAAAAGTCGGGTCCCGTGGGTCCCGTAGGACCCGTGGGTCCTGTAGGACCCGTGGGTCCCGTAGGACCCGTTGGTCCAGTCTCACCTATTCCACCTGTTCCACCCGTGCCGCCAGTTCCGCCGGTCCCGCCGGTTGGTCCGATGTCTCCCGTGGCACCGGTTGGTCCCGTAGGCCCTGTTTCTCCGAGCGGCCCGGTCTCCCCAACCCGTCCTCGAACTCCAGGATTTCCTATCGGACCGGTAGCGCCGGGAATCAAAACGTATTTACCCGATGGAACCGCAGCGCCTCCGTCACATTCGGGAGCAAGGTTCGAGGGAATCCCCGCGTCACCGTGGTCACATGGATTATTGCAACTCATATCAACGAAATATCAACCGGTTTATCCGCGTTCGCCTTTTCTTTTGTAACCGAAAGTCTATAGCGGGGACTCTTAACTGTCGGAGTCCCGCCGCGCGTCGATTTGCAATGGTCTCCCTTTATACGGACAACCGGCAAGCTGCATCCGTTACGGCTGTGTTTGCTTCGACAGGTTCTCATGCAATTTGGACCCAATTCAAAGTAGTCGCAGAAGCTTTCACTTTCACGAGCGGTTGGCTATCCTGATTGACATACAGACGAATAGTTCGGGGACTTACCGTGAAGAAAAAAGTTTGAAGTAACCGGGGTTCATACGGAGTCGCTTGAAAAGTCGTGTCGAGCACTTCTTGAATCTTAACTTCGACCGTCTGGCCGGGTTTAACGGCGGAGTTGGCTTCCGCCTCCGTGTTGTATGTGGAAAGCGTCACGTTTGTCGCATTATCAACTACCGCCCAAGTAAGAAGTGCGAGAAAAATTACGGCCGAGGTTCCTAGAACGGTCTTCGTGGTTCCAACGATATAATACGTCCCCGGCACCGTAAGGGTAACGTCCACAAACGAGCCGTCGAACACTACTGGCACCGGCGTATTGGTGACAATAGTCGTTACGAAATCCGATTTTCCCACTCCGAAAAAGTATCCATTAATGTTTGGGTTTGCGTCTCGTCCTGCGTTCCCAGAGTCTCCGGGGTCTCCGGGGTCGCCTTCGTCTCCCGGCTTTCCTTTATCGCCTGGGATAGGTCGGCCTCCGGGACAGGTCGGGACAATCACTGCCCCAAGAGGGACTATCACGGGAGCAAACGAAAGGGCCTCGCGTAGTGTTGCAGTAACAGAATCACCACCGTTCGACACCAAATCATACCATCCGGAGTTTTGGACAAACACAATCAGGCCGGGCAAAAGGGCGCGAGTTGCCAAAACTGAAAGTGTAATTGTGTCCCCGATATTCGGCTGAACGAAATCTGCGGTTATAGCGGAGACCGCATTTTTCCCGTTGACTCCATCCGCCCCCGGTTCACCTTTCTCGCCTGTCAATGCGAGTATATTGTCATACAGTAATCGGAAAAAATAGCAGGAGACGCCTTCTCCGAATCCGCGCGGATTAGTCGGGAGACCGTCTTCAAGACCGCAACCCAAAGTCCAGACGACTTTTCCATCAACGTCAGTCTTAGTGACGACGCCAAACATCTGCGCGGTGAAATTCGCTACCTTGCTTTGGAGCGACTCACACAAGGCAGAACTGTGTCCGCTTGTCGCAGTAGGGTTTAGGCAATTTGCGTCCATGTGATGTCGGTGTAAAGATACGGAATAGTTTGAAGACCTGCCGGGACCGTGTTAAGGGTTCCGTCGGACAGTAGGCGAGCAATTCGCCCGCGAAGGAGCGTCTGGACGGAGATAAAAGTGCCGCCAATCAAAATCTTCCCATCACTTTGAATCACGGCAGAATAGACCGTGTCTCCAGCGACGCCGATGTTAACATCGCCCAAAGTCGAATCAAGAGAACCCGCCGGAGTAATCCGAGACAGATGCGTTTGGTTCGTAGTAGCGGGACCAAACTTAGTGAACAAACCGCCGATGATAAAGTTCCCCGAGCCGTCGAGTGCGATAGTGCGAACATCATTATTGAAGCCTGCCGAGGCCGTCGCGACTGCCCCGGCGGAAGTCAATTGTATGAATCGGGGAGAAGAGGTAGCGTTATACGTAAGGAAGGAACCCCCAACAAGAATTTGTCCGGTAGTTGGGAAGTCAATCGTTTGTTCCTCGATGGCATATACTGTAGAGTTGAACTGACTTGCCGTTGTGCTGGCCCAAGTCGAGTCTGGTAAACCAGTCGTGTTGTCGAACCGAGAAAGACGTCCCGTTTTTGCTACGTTTCCTCCTCCCATCGTTTGTGCGGCAGTAAAAGCACCGCCAACCATTATTAGACCGCCGGCCAAAACCTTAATAGCAAAACCGGTTCCGTTGAGGCCGCTTGTGGTTGACCCAAAAGTTAAATCCAAGAACCCAGTCGTCCCTGGCCCTCCAATAGTCGCCAGACGCGCAATGCGACGCCTCGCGGTTCCGCCAACGCTAGTGAAATCTCCCGTGACAACAACTTTATCATCCGACTGCACGTCGAGCGAATAAATCCCGACGTTGTTAAACGTCGCGTGTGACGTTACCAAGTCCGAGTAAAGAGTCCCGTCTGTATTAAGAATTGCAAACTTTGAGACGGTGTGATTACCGGTGGTGTCGCGATAAGATATGAAGTTTCCACCAACAACAATTCGGCCATCTGATAAAAGTCCTATGGTATTTACAACCGCACCCGCATTTACTCCCGGCACCGCAGGACCAACAACTCCCGCGTTAAAAGCCGTATCAACCGTCCCATCCACGTTCAGTCTAGCGATTCCGTTAATTTGCGTCGCGTCCATCAACGTGAAACTACCGGCAACAAGAACCTTACCGTCGTTCTGAACTGCTATGTCAAACACGGTGTTGTTGGCCCCGGCCAAACCTCCGTCCATGAAACCAAGAATTCGACTAGCGTAAAGTTGTATAGTGTCCGCGCCGCCAGCCGTGTAAATTACGGCAAAAGGGCAATGACGAAATTCGTTTGCGGCGCTTGGCGAAATTTGCTGAACAGACCCCGGAACATCAAAATTGTTGGTTACGCTGAACAATTTAACCGTCGTAGTTGACTGCACATTAGCCGCAGTCTTACCAACAATCAAATACGTTCCGGCATTTGGCAAAGTGAATCGAGGGTCAGCGGCAGTCGGCGTAATCGGAGGATACGCGGGAGAGGCAACCGAAAACCAAACCGGATGAAAGTCTTCGTCAGCGAACGCAAGTAAGTTGTAATCATTTCCGGTCGTAGTGAAAAAGAATCCGTTGTTCTGAGTAACACTCACGGCATCGTTTCCCGGAAGACCTTTTGGCCCTTGAATCCCTTGGTCGCCTTTGATCCCTTTATCGCCCGTCTCTCCCTTCGTGCCGACTCCTGTTTGACCCGCCGGGACAATGAGAGCACCAACAGGAACAATCGCTACGGCATCGGAGAGCCGAGCAATCAAATTACAGAACAGGACGCCCGTCCCATCCGTCCCAACTACGTTATACCAGCCCGAGGATTCGATGAAGATGTTTTCGCCGGTGACAATGTTGGCGTTTAAGCGAGAAACAATCTGAACATACGGATGTTCTAAGCTTGGGGTTGCGAACGGGGCCAGCACAACCGTATAGGCGTCCACCCCATTCGTCCCGGCCTGTCCCGTATCTCCCGGCGGCCCCTGTTCTCCAACGATTCCATCTTGGAAGAGTCGCAAGATGTAACACCCTAGAGGTTCCGTCGTGCCCCGGGGATTAGCAGGTAAACCTTGGTCCAGTTCACACGGCAAAGACCAAACGACTTTACCATCAACTTCCGTCTTGACGACTTCTCCGAAAAACTGGAGCGTGAAATTATCTATCTGTGACGGGAGTGACTCACACGCGGCGGTATTGTTCGGGTCGTGGTGGCCACATGGATTATCACATCCTATATGCGAACACGAATCGAGCGGGTTGGGGTTTACATTATCCCGTCCCCGGTCGTCGCATCCGCCACAATCCCCCCTTTGTCCCGTGTCTGAGTTCATTTATACTTGCGTTGGTTTAACAGTCAACGTCTTAACTAGGTCCTGTGTGGATTTGTCCTGCGCTTGGACGTGTGCGTGCGAAAACAAATCGAGAACCTTAGATTTGATTTCGGCGGTCAACTCGCTGTTCATAACCTTCTCTTTGAACAACTCACCGCCCTTAGAAAGTTCCGCAACCGCGCCAGAAAGAACGGAACCACTTACGCGGCCAACAACATTAGTTCCGAGGCCGACGATTGGATTCACCGCGCCGTAAAGTTTAAGGGCGGTCCACGCCAGAAAAATAACAAGAGCAATCGCGCCGAGATAAACGAAATACGGAACACGAATCAAGCCGGTCCCTTCGATTTTCTTTCCAACAAGCGGTTCAATCTTGTCGGCATATCGAGCAACCTTCCGGTCCAGTTCCGCTTTGTTCTCGGTTACTCTATTCGCGAGGTTAGTAACGGGACCATCCGGAATAGTCTGGGGCGGTCCAAGACTAGTAGAAACGGCGGCAGTCAACGCCTCCGTATCCTTCGCGGGGGTCACTACCGCAGCGGGGTCATTATTCTTTATGACCTCATTTACCGTAAGACGGGCTGCCAGAGAAGCCGCATAAGCCGCTTGGCGTTCTGTTTCCAAGTCGGACGCGGTTTTCTCCGGGACGGCTTTGACTTTCTTCTGGAAAAATTCAACCTTCTTGGGAATCAGTGTCCCGCACCCGGCGAGCATTACGAGTGACGCGATTACGGCGAAGCCTTTTAACCTTTTTTTTGTCATGGTATTTGAGGGATTTTTTAACCAAATGGACGACGGCAAACGCGGCAATAATCAATTGACCAAACACGAGTCCCGCATTCAGATAGGGAGTAAAATTCTGAATGAAGTGGGAAACCGCTGCCGCCGAGAAATTAACGCTAACAAGCGCTAACATCATCCGATTTTCGTCTCCCACAAACTTTTGGATGCCGTTCATTCTTGCTCTTTTTTGGAAAGAAGGGGCGAGGCTTATTCAGCCCCGCCCCGTTGTTCCCTACCCCCATTCACCCTCGCGGGTGAAAGTAGAGGGTCATTGCCAGCTTAGAGCGTAGGGACGCCGGGGCCGACAACAGGAGTCTCATCGTCGCCACAGACGCCGATGGACGTGAAGCTGTCAGCGCCAGTATAGCTGGACGCGTCAGTCGTCGCGCAGTTGACCAAGCCGAGGTCAGCGATGCAGCGTTTATACAGGATGGGTATAATGTGCTGCGGGCGCAGAGGCCGGTAAGCGCGGGTGATTTGGTATTTGTGCCAACCGAAGTCGCCCCATTGATTGCACTGATTGTCAATCTGGTAGTGCCATTCGAGTTCGCCCATGTGAAGTTGCGGCGAGAATTTGAACGAGCCTTCGCCGACATACTTCTCAGGCACGAGCCGTTCAAAGCTGCCATCAGCGATGAGCACGCCAACTTCGTAGTTCGCATTCAACCAGGCCGGATTCGGCTTGGCGAAAGCGGTGCCCGAAGCGGGTTTGCTGACCACAATCACGGGGTCCACGAGGGCCAAACTGCCGTCCACGTTGAAGCCAGTCGCCCGTAAAGGCCGCTGGTCAACGCCGAAAGCGATGCCACGGTAAGCCGGGGACTGTTCAAACGAGTAGGCCGTAAGGGTCGTCTCGCCGAGTTTATAGCCGCCCGTGGTCAAAGCAACCATGACGTTCTGAACGCCAACCTCAGAGCGGAAATATTCCACTTGGTCGGAGCCGCCGATGAAACGAAAATGCGGCATTCCCTGCCCGGAGTCATACCACTCAGCGAACAAAACTTCGCGCAAATACCGCGCGATGAAGTGCAGCGCCTTGAATGTCATTGGACCCGTGGGCAAAAGGGGTGCGAATTTCACACCCAAGTCAGTCTCAAGCCCGCCGGTGAACAGCGAATTGAAATCGTAGTTTGCATTCGCCGTAAACTTGGACGCCGAGCGAAGATACAACTGAGCGCGGACATCCGCGTTGATGTATTGCACGACGAGTTTCTTGAGTGAATCCTCAGCCATGACATACGAGCCCTTGAAGGCAGCGTAACCTTTCTTCACGCAGATGTTCGGACCCCGGCCACGGAATGATTCGAGGCGAAGAGTAAACTCCACGGTGTCGGTAAGGTCTTGCGAGCCATTTTGGCCGCAAATGTCGGTGTCACAAACGAAGGTTGGGATTGCCAACGAGTCGCCTGGAGCGGCTTGCATTTGAACTATCGACCGGATTGCGTCTGATGTGCCACTAGGAAATACTCCGCCACCGATTACGTTCATGTAAACAGCGTTGGCTGCCAACGCTTTAGCGATGGTTCCAACGATTCTGTTCGTGTCCTTCGAGGCGATGTCGCTGATTGCAGCGGAGTCATCACAGAAAAAAGCCATAATTTTTACCTATCTTTTTGTAGGGACTGTCAAACCGCGTCCCAAAATTCTCGGTTGATGAAAGATGTCCCTCACCAAAGGACTTTTGTTTCGCTGCGGCCAGACAGCAGATAGGCACTCTCCGGAGAAGCTAGGTCCAGAGCTTTTTTAGAGCTTCAATTAGTAGTTGCGAAGAGTTGGAAGACCGTCAAGCCGAGTTCCGACGAAGGTAATCAGCGGCACGAACGCAGAGTGAAAAGGAATCATTTAGAAATCCGAGGGCGGAGTTACACTTTCCACAAAGCAAACCTCGAACTTTTCCGGTAACGTGATTATGGTCCACATGGAAAGTAGTAGTGCGCAGTCCCTCGACAAACCCACTAAAACAAATCGCACACGCGTTGCCCTGAGACTTCCTAAAACCGTCAATCTCTATCTCAGAAACCCCATACATTCGTTTGCGACGGGAATCGTGATGCCGAATAGTGTTGCGGGCATACCATTCTCGTTTGGTTGCATTGCGTTTTTCGGGATTATTCTTGGACCACTTTCGAGACGCCTCACAAAACTTTTCCGGATTCTCGGAATAATATTTTCTCCGCAAATCACGTTCGCATTGGCGGCATTCAAGCCGCAACCCCCGGCCCGTAGCATTAAACCGATAGTCCGCTTCCGCTTTGTCCAGCCCACATTTTTTACACTTCTTCACGTTAGCCACTATACCATGAAGTCAATCAAGGTGTCACGATTTTCCATCAGTCAAATACGCCGTTCGCGCCTTGCACAAATCCGCAAATACCCCCGCGTCTTTTATCGAATGGCAGAATCGAATTCCCTTGTTCCTCACCAAGTCGAGCATTATCGTGCAGCCCGAGTGACGAGCACCAGGTATGCTGGAGCCGACTGGACATTCCGAAGTCGGGCAAGAAGCACCGTCTAAAAACCCAAGTGTAGAGACCCCGGTGTAATCGGCGAGCGCCATCATAAACCAATCAACATACGGAGTCTGGACCCATTTGGAGTCTCCATATCGCCCGTATTTTTCTTGGTCGTGAATCGGGAACTGTCCCATGGACAAAAGACTGTTAAGAACGTAACGCGAGAAAACATACGGCGGCTGGAGCGCGAAACGGGGGAGCGGATAATGTGCAGGCCGGACATGAATGTCGTCCGGAACTTTGTTAGACCAGAGAACGTCGGGTCGGGAAAATATATATTCCGGGAGTCCGGGAGAAAGTAAACAAGAATCCGCGTCATTCGCAAGATACCAGTCGGCATCGAATTCTCGGAGCGCCTTCAATTGGAGCCATTGCCGGTCAAGCGAGTCGGGTCCGATATAGCCTCGCTTGCCTGCGATCCGGCACCACGCATCGGGATGGAACACTGACGAGTCCTGTGGAGAAATAATCGCTATCGGAGCGCGGTGTTGTGTGTGGGCGGGCCAGAGATTGTCCACCTGATTTGCGTCGCCTTGATAACAGTGAACGGATACGAGAAGTTTCATTGTCGTGATAAGAAATCTTTGTATGCGCGGGGTAATCCCTCTTCGAGACGAACCTTGGGAGACCAACCCATATCCCGGATTTTCGAGTTGTCGAGAAATCGAACGGGGGTGCCGTCCGGCTTAGACGTGTCCCACTGAACGTTTCCACGAAAATCGGTCGCCCAGGCAATTAAGCCCGCGAGTTTTTTCAACTCGCAATACTCTCCCGAGCCAATGTTGACGGGTTCTTCCCCGTCGTAAGTATTCATTAACCAAAGACACGCGGAGGCTAAGTCATCGGACCAAAGAAATTCACGGACCGGCTTACCAGAGCCCCAGAGAGTAACATCTTCGTTCTTCAACTTGGCTTGGTAGAACTTGTGAATCATTCCCGGAATTACGTGCGACTTCTCCGGATGATAGTTGTCGTTTAAGCCGTAAAGATTTGTAGGAATGCACGAAATGAAATTGAATCCTCGTTCCCGCCGAAAA